CCCTTATTGTTCCCTAAAGGAATGAGTATTTTGTAGAAAGTTAGAAGAGGGGGTACACCGTATACACCAGCGCTATTGGCGCTCGACAGTTGCGCGGCGGTTCGGCATGATATACGGCGGGTGAGAGACGCGGCTTGAAGCCGCCAAAGGTGTGTTAGTTGGCAGCACGAAAGAAGAAGTCCGCGAAGCCTGTTAAGCGCAGGAAGCAAGCCACCCGAATGCCCGCCGTCGACCCAAGGCCAAAAGATCAGCAAGGCGGTCGGCCTAGCATATTCAGCCGAGAGCTAGGGACCGAGATATGCAAGGCGCTGAGCGAAGGCGTATCCCTCAGACGAGCGTGCATGACTACTGACCACTTCCCTACTGCTCAGACTGTTAGGCGATGGATGTTAGGTCAGGGGATTCCCTCTGATGACTTAGCATGGTTTAGGGAAAACTACACGGAAGCTAGGCGGCTGTTTGAGGACTCCGTATTCGATGAATTGAGTGATGTTAGGCAGGATACGATAGTCGACAAGGATCACATCGCCCTAACAAAGCTTTGGGCTGACAACAGCAAGTGGAGCCTCGCTCGAATGAACCGCGCCAAGTACGGTGACAAGACCGACATCGGGTTAGGCGGCACCGTCGATGCTCCTGCTGTTAGTGTTAGGCAAGCACCAACGGTTGCCGAGATGAGGGAAGCGTTGCGGATAGTCGATGAGGTGTCAGGCGATGAGTAGCGCCGCCGAGCATAACATCCTAAGCGCGGCCACCATGTACCATGATGCAGGCTACGCGCCGCATCGGCCTACCCCTCGCCAACTAGCAGGCTTGTTACTCCCGCAGCTTGAGGTTCTTTATGGCGGCGCAGCGGGCGGCGGCAAGACCGACTGGGAGTTGTTAGGTGCCTTGCAGTATGTTGACGTTCCAGGCTATGCGGCGCTGCTGCTAAGGCGGACGTTCGCGCAGCTTAACAAGTCAGACGGACTCATCCCCCGCTCGCACGAATGGCTTGCGGGCACCGATGCTAGTTGGAGCGCGAAGGATTCGCGCTGGACATTCCCGAGCGGTGCTATGTTGGAGTTCGGTCACGTCCAACATGAGATCGACAAGTACAACTATCTCGGTGCGGCGTATCAGTTCATCGGCTTCGACGAACTAACACAGTTCAGTGAGTCGATCTATCGCTACCTCCTATCGCGCCTTCGTCGCCCAAGCGATCCAGCCAACCCATTGAGCGCGGTGCCCTTGCGTGTTAGGTCGGGCAGCAACCCTGGAGGTGTCGGTCACGATTGGGTGAAGACCCGATTCATTGGCAACATAACACCAGACCGGACCTTCCTTCCCGCCAAGCTACGTGACAATCCCTACCTCGATGCTGAAGAATACGAGAAGAGCCTAGCGTTGCTCGACCCCATAACACGCGCGCAACTTCTCGAAGGCGACTGGACCGCGCGCGCAGCAGGCGGCTACTTCAAGCGCGAATGGATTAGCTTTGTCGAACGAGCGCCTAACGATGTTAAGCGGTGCCGAGGTTGGGATCTAGCAGCGACGAAGCTCAAGCCCGGTGCCGATCCAGATTGGACAGTAGGCGCGAAGGTCGCTGTTAAGGACGGTCACTACTTCGTGGGGCCGTTAGTTCGCGCTCGCTATTCGCCGAACGAACTCGACCGCGTGTTAGTCGCAACGGCTAACATGGACATGGCGGGATGCAAGGTTCGCATCGAGGAAGAGCCGGGATCAAGCGGCAAGATTGTAACGGCTCACTTTGTTAAGCTACTCGCTGGCTTTGATGTTAGGGGGCGGCGGCCAACTGGATCGAAGCTCAAAGCGTTCGCGCCGTTTGCTAGTCAATGTGAAGCAGGCAACGTATCGTTCGTCACTGGCGCGTGGAATAGTGACTGTATCGACGAGCTTGAAGCCCTAACACAAGATGACTCGCACGCTCACGACGATCAGGCGGACGCTATCGCGCTCGCCTTCAACGAACTAACACAGACAGCAAGCAGGTGGGGTCAAGCGACCGACTTGATGGAGGACGCAGCCTAACATGAGTGAACTCTATCTACCTAGCAGCCTAGTCGATGAACTAGCAGATGAGCGTGTCGCTGAACTAGCACGTCTTCAGGATGCGCCGATCCACTTCCACGACAATCAAATCCGCCTAGCAACGTTAAGCGGTGCATCGGGTCATCCCTCGGATATGTCCGCGCTGTTGCGCGAGGTTCGCGGTTGGGTCGCGATTGGTGTCGGCGCGGTAGCGGATCGCATCTCCGGTTTGTCGTTAGGCGCATACGCCCGAGGCAACGATGATAATGATGATGAGTTGTTAGGTTCGGATCATATCTCGAATGTCATCCTCACATCGCCTAATCCGGTGTTCTCGCTGCAAGCAATCCTCGGCCTAACAGCGTGGTGGCTGAACCTAACAGGTCAAGCCTACTACCAAATTGTCCACGATGGCGCGGGCATCCCTCGTGAGCTTTGGCCGATGCCGCCTAACAGAGTTCATCCGATTCCCTCAGATGTTGACGTGATAGGCGGGTACGTGGTTTCAGGCTCAAGCGGCGAAGAGGTGTTTCTTGAGACGCGCGAGGTTGTTAGGGTGTGGCGACCGGACCCGCTCGACATCTATCAGTCGTTAGGCTCGCTGTCGCCGCAGGCTACGGAGTACAACGCCGAACGCTTCCGCATAACACACGTCGAACAAACGTACAAGAATGACGCGACACCTCGGATCGTTCTCGAAGGCGACAGAGAGGAACAGTTGCCGACGCCTAGCGAACACAAGGCATTCGGTGTTAAGTGGCGTGAAGCCTATCATCGACGCAAGGGTCAGCAGCAGGGCGTTCCCGCGATCCTGCCTCCCGGCTTTAAGGCTCGCGAGTTAGGTCAAACCGCTGACGGCTCGATGACTGTTGAGATGGGTAATCAGCTTCGCGATCAGATGTTAAGTGCGATGGGCGTTCCCGGTTCCATCGTCGGGTTAGTTCAGGACGTTAATCGCGCAGCAGCCGAGACTAACCAATACACATTCGATAAGCACGGTGTTATGCCGAAGACGAAGCTAGTCGCCGCTGCTTTGACGCATCAACTAGCACCGCAGTTTGACCCTAACATCCTTTACAAGTTCGAAGAGTTCCTGTCGCCGGATAAAGAGTTCCTATTGAAGCAAGAGGAGATGGACCTAAGGCAGAAGGTCAGGGTCATCAATGAGATTCGTGTTAGGCGTAAGCTTGAGCCCGTCGATCACGGAGAGTTCCCAGTTGGATCGTTTAACGAGGTTCCATACACGGGCGAAGATCCTTTCAAAGAAGGCGAGTTTGCCGGAGACCTCGGCCTAACACCTAGCGGGAACGTATCAACGGTGGCACCTAACGCCGTGACCAAAGCATCGAAGGAGCCTAACAACACAACCAAGTTCAATGAGGCCGAAGCCCTAACATCATCGCAGGTTCTTAATGGGGCACAAGTGGCGTCCATCGTCGAGGTTGCCAAGGCAGTACACATAAATGAGATCGGCTTCGACGCAGCGGTTGAGATCCTTGAAGTGTCCTTCGGTATCGAAACATCATCGGCGAAGAAGATGCTAAGCACACGAGTCGACGATGCTAGTCGAGGGGTGCTAGGCGTCACCGATGCTATGCGAGACGCTTCACGTCGAAGTTCACCCGCGCTATGTCGGCTGTGTTTCAAGTTCAAGCCGAGATAGTAGTCGAGCGGTTCAAGGCGGCTAACCCGGTGCCGCGCGCCCGTGTTAGTTTGGATGGTCTGTTCATCGAAGGCGAGTTCAGCCGCCTATATAGCGTAACCATCGAGAAGCTTCGCGAACGGATATACGTTGAGAACGGCGAAGCCTCAGCTAACATTGTTAGTCCGGGTAAAGGCTTTACCTTCCTAGACTCGCAGCGTGCCGCGCTGAAGAGTATTCACGATGATATGGTTGAGCGCATCGACCGCGTGACGGCGAACCGCATAACACGCGCTCTAGTCACCGGAACTAACAAGGGTGAGAGCATCGACCAGATGGCGAAACGCATAAGCGGCTCGATCATTAGTCGCAAGCGTGCGCGAGTCATCGCCCGCACCGAAGTCGGCAAGGCATCGCAGATCGCGCAGTTAGACAGCTTCACGCAGTCGGATGTAGTCGAGCGCAAGCGATGGAACACATCACTCGACAACTTTGTTAGGGACTCGCATGTTGCGACTGATAATCAGGTGCAGCCGCTTAATGAACAGTTCGTGTTAGGCAGCGGCGCGTTGGCCGATGCGCCACTCGATCAAAGCTTGCCGCCCGAAGACCTTGTTAATTGCAGGTGCTTTGTGACGCCTGTGTTCACCAACGATGGAGATAACTAACATGAAGCTCAAGCATAACAGTTGGACGCGCTTTGAGATAGAACGCGAAGGGGCGGGCAAGCGGTTGGGTTCATTCCCTGCGATCCTCGCGTCTAATGGCGAGGCAAGCGATGGCGACATCATCCACATCGAAGGGATGCGCGTACCCGAGTCGATGCCGATGCTATTCCGGCATGACTCTACCATCGAGATCCCGGCGTTAGGCCGAATAGTCGAACCCAGCAAGGGTGTGTTCGAAGACAAGCAAGTTGTTAGGGTCCGAGGTGCCTTCGATCTCGAAGGTGAAGCGGGCGACCCGATGCTTGCTATTCGTAAAGGCTTCGCGTCGATGGTGCAGAATAACACGCTCGATGCCATGAGTGTTAGGTGGCAACCTGTGTTCGGCAAGTTCGTGCAGCGTGCATCGCTGCCCGAAGACCATTACGCTTATGCTGCTAGGTCAACGCCCGGTCCTGCTGGTACGGGTATCTTTCACGAAGAGTCCGACGCACAGGAAGGGTCCATCGTCGCCATTGGTGCAGACTCTATCGCGCTCATGGGCCGCGCCCGCGATAGC